ATGAGAGCGAACCGCACCATGGCGACACCTTCGCAGCCTATCGTCCCCAAAAAACGCTGCGCCATCTATACGCGCAAATCCACCGACGAAGGACTGGACCAGGAGTACAACAGCCTGGAAGCGCAGCGGGATGCCGGCTTGGCATTTGTCGCCAGCCAGCGTCACGAAGGATGGGTTGCTGTTGGTGATGGCTATGACGACGGTGGCTATTCCGGCGGCAACTTGGATCGTCCCGGCCTCAAACGCCTCATGGCCGATATCGAGGCCGGCGAGGTCGATATTGTCGTGGTGTACAAAATCGATCGCTTAACTCGAGCCTTGTCAGACTTTGCCAAACTGGTCGACGTGTTCGACCGCAACGGGGTGTCGTTCGTCTCTGTCACCCAGCAGTTCAATACCACCACCTCCATGGGGCGGCTCACACTCAACATCCTGCTGTCCTTCGCGCAGTTCGAGCGCGAGGTCACCGGCGAGCGCATCCGCGACAAGATCGCCGCGAGCAAGGCCAGAGGCATGTGGATGGGCGGTATGCCACCACTCGGCTACGACGTCGTCGAGCGAAAGCTGATCGTCAATGCCGCCGAAGCCGAGCTGGTGCGCGGCATCTTCTGCCGATATGCCGAGCATGGTTCTGCGGCGCAGCTTGTCCGTGAGCTTGCCATCGAAGGCCAGACCACGAAGTCCTGGGTCACGCAGGGTGGCCTGCATCGACCTGGTCGCCCGATCGATCAGCAATACTTGTTCGCCATGCTGCGCAACCGCATCTACCTTGGCGAGATGGTGCACAAGGGCGAGAGTTATCCGGGGCAGCACCAAGCGATCGTTTCTTCAGAGCTCTGGAATGCCGTCCACGCTTTCATCGAACGGCGGAAGCAGGGCCCGCGCGAGCATCGCACCGAACACCCAGCATTGCTGGCTGGTCTGCTGTTTGCACCCGATGGGCAGCGCATGATTCACCATTTCACCAAGAAGAAAAACGGACGGCTCTACCGCTATTACGTGCCCTACCTGCACAAGCGGCGCAATGCCGGGGCCACATTGCAGCCCGGTACGGAAGATATTGGGGCCCTCCCAGCTGCCGAGATCGAGACTGCAGTCCTCGAACAAATTCACCTGGCGCTCCGCTCGCCGGAGATGCTTGTCGCCACCTGGCGTGCTTGCCAGAGGCATCCTGCCGGCGCAGATCTTGACGAAGCGCATGTGCTGATCGCGATGCAGCGAATCGGCGCAGTGTGGGAGCAACTTTTCCCGATTGAGCAGCAACGTATCACGCAGCTTTTGATCGAGCGCATCCAAGTGCACGGGCAAGGGTTGGACATCCTTTGGCGCGAGGATGGGTGGATCGGCCTGGGGGCGGACATTGCACGGCATCCTCTGGTCGAGGAAATGAAGGAATCCCCGGAGGAGTCTTACGCATGAGAACTACGGCCAAACCAACCATGAGATCTGACAATCCCCGACTGCGCAGCGTCCGTATCGATAGCGGTGGTGAGGCTCGCGACTACACCACAGGCCAGCAGCGGGTGACGGTGGTGCCGCTGACTATCCGTCGCAAACAGAATCGTAAGGTCATGATTCCTCCCCCTGGCGACGGACCCGCTCAGGGCACGGGAGGGCACGACCTGCCGATGATCAAAATGTTGGGCAAGTCCTTCTACTGGCAGCGCCTGCTCGATGAGGGGCGATATCCCACCGCGAATGACTTGGCCCGCTCGTTGAAGCTTGAGCCTGGTTGGGTGGCGGAAGTTTTGCGCTTGACCACGCTGGCACCCGACATCATCGAGTCCGTCCTTGAAGGGCGTCAGCCTCGCGACCTGAACCTTCATACCTTGCGGGGTCGCCGTGACCAGCTGCCACGTGACTGGGGCGAGCAACGCAAAGTTCTGGGGTTCGCGACCTGAACCACTTACGCCAATAAATCTGCCACGACGGCGAGCCCTGTGCTCGCCGTTTCCGCTTCTACGATCCCGGTAATGGCGAACCAGAAGTTTCCTCGTGGTTCGCCATTCCGTCCCTCTTATGTTCGCCACCGAAATTTTCCAATGACACCTGTTCCTCAACAACGTCATTGGAGGTTTATATGCCGACACCGGCAAGCAACATCCCTCGGTCGTCCCACCCGGCGATCAACAGCCTGGCACCTGGCGACCGCCGGGTCCTGAACGAAAACGAGCTTGCACAGCGTTGGGGTCTCAGCCCCAAAACTTTGCAGCGCTGGCGCAGTGAAGGTCGCGGACCTCGCTACCTCAAGTTGTCGAAAAGAGTCAGCTATCCCCTCGAGGCTGTCATCGACTTCGAATATAGCGCGCTGCACGACTCGACCTCCGAGCGCGTGGCGAAGTCAGGAGGGCAAGCATGATGACTTCCCACACTTCACCTGTCGACATCGAGCAGGCCATGCCGTTGGCCGAAATGAGCGTTGCTCAGATCGCCGCGCTGCCGGCAGCACAGCTGCAAGAGGCACACACCAATCTGCTGACCTTGCAGTCCTTGGTCAAGGGCGTGCTCGAGCGCTTCCATGCTGCGCTCGACCAGCGCTACTCCGAGCAGGCTGTGGCGGTGAGACATGCCTCCGGCAAGGACTTCGGCGTCTGCCATCTCTCCGATGGCCCTCTGCGCATCACGGTCGACGTGCCCAAGAAGGTCGTTTGGGATCAGCCGCAACTGGCCGAAATCGCCCAGCGCATCGCCGCTGCCGGCGACAAGGTCGGCGACTACATCGACACCGACTACTCGATTTCCGAGTCCCGCTTCAACGCTTGGCCTTCGACCCTCAAGGAGACGTTCGCCAAGGCCCGTACCGTCAAACCCGGCAAAACCAGCTACCGAATTGCCTTAGTCCAGGAGGATCACGAATGAAAACCCCAACCCTGCATCAATCCCTGCAAGCCAAGCTCGGCGCCTATACCGGCGAACACCTGACCGCCGCGATTCGCTATCAGGATCGCTACGGCAATCTGGTGGAGAAGCCCCTGCTCGACGCCACTCTCGATGAAGTGGCCTTCGCCATCCAGACACTCAGTGCCGAGAGCGCGAGCATCCACCGCCGCCGCAGTGCGCTCGACAGCCTTTATACCTTGGCCCGTGAGAATGGCTGTCTCGGCTCTGACACGGTGGGCGCAGTCGCAGTGGAGGTGACGAAATGAACCAGATCGTCGCTTTCGACTTCGAGTCGCATGATGTGCGTGTTGTCATTGGCCAGGACGGCGAGCCGAGGTTCGTCGCTGCCGACCTGCTGTCCACTCTGAACCTCGATCGCAAGGCGCTTGAGCGCCTGGACGACGACGAGAAGGATGTGAGTTCAATTCACACCCCTGGCGGGCAGCAGGAAATGACCGTGGTCAACGAGTCCGGCCTCTTCAACCTGGTGCTCGGCAGCCGTAAACCCGAAGCCAAGCGCTTCAAGCGCTGGGTGACCCACGAGGTGCTGCCCTCGATCCGCAAGACTGGTTCCTATGCCGTGCCCGGCTCCGTGGCTGCATTGCCGGCGCCCACCCAGGACCGCGTCACCGCCATCCTGATGATCGGCGAGGCGGTGGCCAAGGTGCCCGGTGTCAAGCAAGGCATCGCCATGGCGGCAACGCTCACCTGCATCCAAGAGAACACCGGTCTGTCGGTGGAGACCATGCGCAGGGCATTGCCTGCCTGCAACGATCCACTGGCGGCAGTGAACCCGACAAAGCTCGGTGAGCAAATCGGACTTTCTGCCAGGGCGGTCAACCTCAGGCTGTCCGCTCTGGGTTTCCAGAGTCGCAACGACCGCGATGAGTGGGAACTGACCGATGCCGGCCAGGCATGTGGCGAAGCGTTGCCGTACTCCCGCAACGGGCACTCCGGCTACCAGATCCTCTGGCGGCCTGAAGTCGCCGATCTGCTCAAGGAGGCCGCGTAATGTCTCTGCCCATCATTTCAGCCGACGAGCGTATGCGCGAGCGGCACAGCGCCAAGGTCGGTTTGGTTGGTTTCCCTGGCGTCGGCAAGACCACCCAACTCAAGACCCTGCCGGCCGATTCGACGCTGTTCGTCGATCTCGAGGCTGGCGATCTCTCGGTGCGCGACTGGCCGGGTGACACCGTGCGGCCGCGCACTTGGCAAGAATTCCGCGATCTCGTGGTGTTCCTCGCCGGCCCGATGCCGACCGCTACCGCCGAGCAGTCGTTCTCGCAGGCCCACTTCGAGCATGTCTGCACCCGATATGGCGATCCGGCGCAGCTGGCCAAATACGACACCTACTTCGTCGACAGCCTGACCGTGCTCTCGCGCCTGTGCTTCGCCTGGTGCAAGACCCAGCCGCAGGCCTTCAGCGAGAAGAACGGCAAACCGGACAGCCGTGGCGCTTACGGCCTGCTGGGCCAGGAAATGATCACCGCGCTCACGCACCTGCAACACGTCCGAGACAAGCACGTCATCTACGTCGCCATCCTCGAGGAGAAGACCGATGACTTCAACCGGCGCTACTACCAGCTGCAACTGGAAGGCAGCAAGACCGCATTGGAGTTACCGGGTGTCCTTGATGAGGTCGTGACCCTGGCCATTCTCAAGGCCGACGACGGCACGACCTACCGGGGGTTTGTCACCCGAGCCGACAACACCTTCGGCTACCCGAGCAAGGACCGTAGTGGCCGCCTCGACGCTATCGAGGAGCCGGATCTCGGCAAGCTCATCCAGAAATGCCTCGGCACCCAGAGCAACTGAGGCCGCAGGCCAATCCATCGCATTTACCCAATTCAAGGAGAAACACATGAACCAGAACACATGGCAGGACTTCAACGATGCAGAACAGCAGCAGGGTTTCGATCTCGTCCCCAAGGGCGCGCTCGTCAAGGTGCGCATGACGATCAAGCCGGGCGGTCACGACGATCCTGCTCAGGGTTGGACCGGGGGCTATGCCACCGAAAGCTTCGACACCGGCAGCGTCTACCTCGCCTGCGAGTTCGTCGTGCTGGAAGGCCCGTTTGCCAAACGCAAGATGTGGTCGAACATCGGCCTGCAATCCCGGAAAGGGCCAGCCTGGGGTCAGATGGGCCGCAGCATGATTCGCGGCATCCTCAATTCGCAATGTCTCGCCTCAGGACAACTCACCCCAGGCCGCAAACTCCCGGCGCATCAACGGCTTCGCCGACCTGGATGGCATTGAGTTCCTGGCCCGCGTGGATGTCGAAAAGGACGCCAAGGGCGAGAACCGCAACGTGGTCAAGCTTGCCGTCGAACCCGATCACAAGGACTACGCGGCGCTGATGGGCATGGTGCCAAAGGTGCCGAGTGGCGGCAGTTCCGCTGCGCCAGCGCAGGCGACTCCGTCACATGCGACTCCTCAGCGTCCGGCTGCAACCGGCAAGCCGGCATGGGCACAGTAGGAGCGTCGGCATGAACGGAAAACGTTGTGGCAATTGCCACCATCTCGATCCAACAAGTGCCAGCGACATTGGCGGCTTGCGTATCGCTCGCTGCCGCCATCCGAAAGGTGTGCGCATCGGCACGACTGCCATTCGGAACGACTATGTCGAGTTGGATGCCTTCTGCGCTGAGCATGTCGTCCGTGCCCGGCGTGGAGTGCAGCCGGGAGGTGGTCATGTATGAGCGGAAAGTGTTGGATCTGCAAACGACAGGCCAGGGGCTTCGGCTATTCCGACAACCAGCATCGCATCGGCAACCCTTGTCGCTACCCCGTCGACTGGGTGTTCTGCTCCCGACGCTGCCAGGACGCGTTTCACGCACTGTATGGCAACTGGCTTCGCGTCAAGGATGGCGGCAAGGACATCAGGGAGGTCGTCATGATCGATCCGTCTGATGTCGAGTTGGCTGCCATGCGCAGTTGTCTCAAAGCGTTCGGCGAGGCAGCAGGTGCAATCGGGTTCACCAAGCCGCTCGGCGAGTACTCCGAAGCCGAGGCGCTGCGCGTGATCGATGCCATCGTGACCTGCTACACCGATGCGATGGTCGTGCACCACGAGGCGACCAAATTCCCACCAGTGCGGGGCATGGCGCCTACACCCGATCCACTGGCGAGTCCGTTCGCCGATCTGGAGGATGACCTGCCCTGGGAAGACGGGAAGGGAGGTAAGTCATGATGGACTTCAACTCCTCTTCCAGCATTTCTGGACAGATCACCACATTGGTCGATGCCGGAATGCAGCGCGTGCGTTCCACTGAGGTGCAGCGTGAGTACCTCGGTGCTTCGCGTCTCGGGGCGTCATGCGAACGTGCCCTGCAGTATGAGTTTGCCAAGGCGCCGGTCGATCATGGCCGTGACCATGATGGCCGCTTGTTACGCATCTTTGAGCGCGGCCACGTCATGGAGGACTGCATGGTCGAGTGGTTGCGGGCAGCAGGGTTCGATCTGCGCACCCGTAAGCCCAATGGCGATCAGTTCGGCTTCTCGGCGGTCGGCGGACGCCTGCAGGGGCACATCGATGGCGTCATCGTTGATGGCCCCGAGGGCTTTGCTTACCCAGCTCTCTGGGAATGCAAATGCCTCGGCTCGAAGTCCTGGCGTGACCTCGAGAAAAACCGGCTGGCCGTGGCCAAGCCGATCTACGCCGCGCAGGTAGCGATCTACCAGGCCTATCTGGAGTTGCATGAACAGCCGGCAATCTTCACGGCGATCAATGCCGACACCATGGAGATCTACACCGAACTGGTGCCGTTTGACGCGGCGCTGGCTCAGCGCATGTCCGACCGCGCGCTGAGGGTGATCTCGGCAACTGATGCTGGAGAGTTGCTGCCACGCAGCTTTCTCGACCCCGCCCACTTTGAGTGCCGGATGTGCGCATGGCAGGACCGGTGCTGGAGTAATACACCATGAACCCTTCATCCATTACCGATGTACTTGGCGAGCGCTTGGTCGATGCAAGCGAGGCTGCCCATTGCCTAAATCTGCCGAGGTACTTGCTCACCCATCCCAAGGAGCGTCAGCGGCTTGGCATACCGCATTACCGGGTCGGCAAGCTCGTGCGCTTCAAATTGCAGGAGCTGGAAGCTTGGATGCTGGCACAGGGGGGCGCGTCGAATGCTTGATTTCAACGATGCCCCTGCTGAGTTGCCACAGGACAGTGGGGTGACCCGTGAGTCGTTGCGAGCCGATCTCGTCGCTCGACTGGAATCGGTTCTGGCCACACTGTTCCCTGCGGGCAAGAAGCGCAAAGGGAAATTTCTCATCGGCGATGTGCTTGGCAGCCCCGGCGATAGCCTCGAGGTTGTCCTCGATGGTGAGAAGACCGGCCTGTGGACCGATCGTGCAACCGGTGATGGCGGTGACATCTTCGATCTCATCGCGGCCCACTTGGGTGCCAATGTGCAGACAGATTTTCCGCGTGTGCTTCAGCACGCGGCAGATCTGCTTGGGCAAGCGCCGCCGACGCCCTCCCGCAAGGCGAAGAAGGAGCCACCCGTCGATGACCTTGGCCCGGCCACCGCAAAGTGGGATTACCACGATGCAACCGGCAATCTGATCGCGGTGGTCTATCGCTACGACCCGCCCGGACGAAAGAAGGAGTTTCGTCCGTGGGATGCCAAACGCCGAAAGATGACACCGCCCGATCCGCGCCCGCTTTACAACCAGCCGGGTCTGGCCTCGGCTAGTCAGGTTGTTCTGGTCGAGGGCGAGAAATGCGCCCAGGCACTCATAGATGCGGGCGTCACTGCCACGACGGCGATGCACGGTGCGAATGCCCCGGTGGAGAAAACCGACTGGTCGCCCTTGGCCAGCAAGTCCGTGCTGATCTGGCCTGACCGCGACAAGCCGGGCTGGGACTATGCGACGCAGGCAGCGCAGGCCATCCTGTCGGCGGGCGCCAAAACCTGCCACATCCTGTACCCGCCCGAGGAAGCGGCTGAAGGATGGGATGCGGCCGACGCCATCGCCGAGGGCTTTGACGTTGCGGCATTTCTCGCGCACGGCCCACGCCTGCAGATGCACGACATCACCGTGGATGCCGATCCTGTGGCTAGCAGCGACGAGTCGGTATGGGGCACGGAGGATGCACTGGCGCTGGCCTTCACCCGGCGCTACCACCGCGACTGGCGCTACGTGGCGACCTGGGGCCGTTGGTTGGTGTGGGACGGCAACCGCTGGCGCACCGAGGACACACTGGCCGCCACCGATCTGATCCGCAGCGTTTGCCGGCATGCCGCCGTGCGTGCCGAGAATCCCAAAGTCGCGGCGAAGCTCGCCAGCGCGAGTACGGTCGGTGGCGTGGAGCGTCTGTCACGCGCAGACCGCAGGCATGCGGCCACCACTGAGGAATGGGATGCCGACCCGTGGTTGCTCAACACCCCGGGCGGCGTGGTCGATCTCAAGTCCGGCAGACAGCGTCCACACGACCGTGCTGACCGGATGACGAAAATCACCACGGCAACGCCCGGGGGTGACTGCCCGATCTGGCGTCAATTCCTTGACGAGGTCACGGGTGGTGACAAAGAGTTGCAGAGCTACTTGCAACGAATGGTCGGCTACGCCCTCACCGGCTCGACGCGAGAGCATGCGCTCTTCTTTCTGCACGGCACGGGCGCTAACGGCAAGTCGGTGTTCGTGAACACGCTGGCCACCATCCTCGGGGACTACGCCACCAACGCGCCGATGGACACCTTCATGGAGACGCGCACCGACCGGCATCCAACAGATATGGCTGGCCTGCGCGGCGCACGCTTCGTGGCAGCCATCGAAACCGAACAGGGGCGACGCTGGGCGGAATCGAAGGTCAAGAACCTGACCGGGGGTGACAAGATCTCCGCGCGGTTTATGCGCCAGGACTTCTTCGAATTTTTCCCGCAGTTCAAGTTGTTCGTGGCGGGCAACCACAAGCCGGCCATTCGCAACATTGACGAGGCGATGAAGCGGCGCCTGCATCTGATCCCGTTCACGATCACCGTGCCGCCCGAGCGTCGTGACAAGCATCTGCAGCAGAAATTGCTGGCCGAGCGTGACGGCATCCTGGCTTGGGCGGTGCAGGGCTGTCTCGACTGGCAACGCATGGGACGGCTCGATCCTCCACAGCGGGTCGTGGAGGCAACCGAGGAGTATTTCGAAGCTGAGGATGCGCTGGGCCGCTGGCTTGATGAGTGTTGCGTGCGCGAGCCCAACGCCAAGTCGCTGACTGCCGAACTTTTCACCGACTGGAAGCAATGGTCGGAGGCAGCGGGCGAATTCAGCGGGTCGCAGCGGCGCTTTTCCGACTTGCTCATCACGCGCGGTATCGAGAAATGGCGGAACAGCATGGGGGTGCGTGGATTTCAGGGGATCGGTCTCAAGAACCCGCCCGCACCCGCCTACACCCCCTACGCCGATAACTGACGCTCATGAAAAACCATCCGTCTGACGCAGCCGACGCTCTTTCACGTAACTCACCACACGTGTGCGCGTGCGCGCCTCATGGAATGTTTCGACAAACCGTGTCGGCTGCGTCAGACCAAGAGCAAGAAAGGACTGAACACATGAATACGACGATCCTGGCCCTCGATCTGGGCACGAAAACGGGGTGGGCGCTGCACCACTTGGACGGCAGCATCCTCAGTGGCACGGAATGCTTCAAGCCGCAGCGGTTCGAAGGCGGTGGCATGCGCTTCCTCAGATTCAAGCGCTGGCTCAACGAATTGTTATCGGCGAGCCAGTCCATCAACGCGGTGTATTTCGAAGAGGTACGGCGTCACGCAGGCGTGGATGCCGCACATGCCTACGGCGGTTTCATGGGACACCTGACCGCGTGGTGCGAGCATCAGAACATTCCGTACCAAGGCGTGCCAGTCGGCACGATCAAGAAACACGCGACCGGCAAAGGCAATGCTGGCAAAGACGAGGTGATCGCAGCCGCACGGTCACGTGGTCACGCCCCCAAGGACGACAACGAAGCCGATGCCCTGGCATTGCTGCACTGGGCCATCGAGACGCAGGAGGTGTGACGTGAAGATCCCGGCACAGCAATACCGCTGCCCTCTCGGTCGCCTGCAACCGCAGACCTCCGACCTGGAAGCCATCAAGCAAACCGGCTGGCGTGACCAGCACATCCTGGTGGTGTCCGAGGAAGACGCGCGGTTGGATTTCGTCGAGCGGGAGTTCGTGCGACGGATAGGGGAACGCTTGTACGGAGGGAAGCGTCATGGCTGAGTGGACGATGGAGGATGTGGCAGCACGCTTTTCTGATGCGGCAGAGACCGGACGGCGACTGCCTCGAGTCAGGGTGCAGGGCTACTTCAATGTCTGGCCTGCCTTCGCTCGGGAGGTATGGGAGTCCTGCCCCGATGACGAGCACGTCTACCGACCCGTGCCGCCCACCCCGCAGGCCATCGATCGAATGATGGAGACGATGCGCTGGGTGCAATGGCTCGAGGTGGAACAACGACACCTTGTCTGGATGCGTGCCAAGCAATACGAGTGGAGGGTCATCTGTCGTCGCTTTGGTTGTGAGCGGACGACGGCGTGGAGACGGTGGCAACGGGCATTGCAGATCGTCGCTGAACGACTCAACGAGCAGGCTCAGCGCGCGGTAGTGTTTTGACTTGAATTGGCTCGAATGTGCGTGCAAGCGCTGCAATCAACGGCAATCAGCGGTTTTTGGGCGTGCAACATCTACCCCGGATTTTGGATAGTATGACAGCTATGATCTGGCGAGCGGTGTGGGTGTGAAACCACATCGCTCTCAGTCAGAAAATTCGACGGGTCCTTCCTGTCCAAAATCCCATGCGGGAGGCGACAGCCCGGCATTTCTCTACCGTCAGACCGCAAATTGAGGTTACCAGTTACCACTCTGGTTACCACCTGAACTGAGTTACCACCCTTTGATGACCCGCCCCTCGTGGCGGGTTTTTGCATTCCAATGACCAAACAACTGCACGTCGAGTATCGCAAGATCGAGACGCTGATCCCTTTTGCCCGCAATCCGCGCACGCATTCCGAGGCGCAGATCGCCAAGCTGGCATCAAGCATCGTCGAGTTCGGCTGGACTCAGCCCCTCCTTGTCGACGGCGCCAACGGCATCATTGCCGGCCATGGCCGTCTGGCGGCAGCGCGCAAGTTGGATCTGCTTGAGGTGCCCGTCATCGAACTTGGCCACCTGACGCCAGCACAGAAACGTGCCTACGTGATTGCCGACAATCGCCTTGCACTGGACGCCGGGTGGGACGAGGAACTGCTCTCGCTCGAACTGGCCGAGTTGTCCGAGGCTGGTTACGACCTGACCATGACCGGTTTTTCCAACGAGGAGATCGAGGAGCTACTGGTCGGTGCCGAGCAGGCGTTGCAGGAAGAAGCTCCCGCAGATGCCGAGGATGACGCTGCCGACGAGGTGCCTGAGGTGCCATCGAACCCGGTCTCTCGCCTTGGCGATGTCTGGCAGATCGGCACGCACCGCCTGATCTGCGGCGATGCCACCGATCCGACCGTCGTCCAAACGCTGATGGCTGGCGAGCTAGCAGTGCTGTGTTTCACCTCGCCACCCTACGGCAACCAGCGGGACTACACGAACACCATCATTGATTGGGATGCCCTGATGCGGGGTGTTTTCGCCAACCTGCCCTTGGCCGCGAACGGCCAGGTGCTGGTCAATCTCGGTCTGATCCACCGCGACAACGAAGTCATTCCGTACTGGGATGGCTGGCTCGACTGGATGCGCACGCAGGGCTGGCGGCGCTTTGCCTGGTACGTCTGGGACCAAGGCCCGGGGTTGCCCGGCGACTGGAACGGTCGGCTGGCGCCTTCGTTCGAGTTTGTCTTTCACTTCAACCGCCAGGCAAGGCAGGCCAACAAGATCGTGCCCTGCAAATTCGCCGGCCAGGAAACCCATCTACGCAAGGATGGCAGTTCCACGGCCATGCGCAAGAAAGATGGAACGATCGGTGGCTGGACGGCCGCCGGCACGCCCACTCAAGACACCAAGATTCCCGATTCCGTGATTCGCATCATGCGGCACAAGGGAAAGATCGGACAAGACATCGATCACCCGGCGGTATTCCCGGTGGCACTGCCAGAGCACATTCTGGAAACCTACACCGACGCCAGCGACATCGTGTTCGAACCGTTCTGCGGATCCGGCACCACGCTGCTTGCTGCACAACGGACTGGCCGCGTAGTGCGGGCCACCGAGATTGCGCCCGAGTATGTCGATGTGACGATCAAGCGCTTCCAGCAGAACTTCCCGGAGGTGCCTGTCACGCTGGCAACCACTGGCCAGACCTTTGATGCGGTTGCCGCAGAACGCTTGGGAGCACAGACATGACGATTTCGTGGCTTGCCGACAAGATCGAGCAGTGGCCAACGGCCAAGCTGGTGCCCTATGCTCGCAACGCCCGGACGCACTCGGACTCGCAAGTGGCACAGATCGCTGCGTCGATTGCCGAGTTCGGATTCACAAATCCGATCCTGGCTGGTAGCGACGGCGTTATCGTTGCCGGGCATGGCCGTCTGGCTGCGGCTCAGAAACTCGGCATCGCTACAGTGCCGGTCGTTATCCTTGATCACCTGACTCCGACTCAGCGTCGCGCCCTGGTGATCGCAGATAACCGCATCGCCGAGAACGCAGGCTGGGACGACGCCATGCTCCAGGTCGAACTGGCTGCACTGCAGGATGACAACTTCGATCTGTCCCTGACCGGCTTCGATGCCGATGCACTCGCTGATCTGCTGGCCGGGGAAGAAACGACCACAGAAGGCGATACTGACGAGGATACCGTTCCGGAAGATTCTGGACCGGTCGTTTCCCGGGTCGGAGATGTCTGGATCTGCGGCGAACACCGCGTGCTCTGCGGGGACTCGACTGATGCCGATGCCTACGCAACTTTACTGGGCGACGAGATCGCAGACATGGTATTTACCGATCCGCCCTACAACGTCAATTACGCCAACTCAGCCAAGGACAAGATGCGCGGCAAGGATCGCGCGATCCTCAACGACAACCTCGGCGACGGGTTCTATGATTTTCTGTTGGCAGCACTGACGCCCACCGTGGTGCATTGCCAGGGCGGAATCTACGTGGCCATGTCGTCGAGCGAACTTGACCGCTTACAGGCGGCGTTCCGTGCTGCCGGTGGCCACTGGTCCACCTTTGTTATCTGGGCCAAGAACACTTTCACCCTGGGGCGTGCCGACTATCAGCGTCAGTACGAGCCGATTCTTTACGGCTGGCCCGAGGGCGCCGATCGTCACTGGTGCGGAGATCGCGACCAGGGCGATGTCTGGCAGATCAAGAAACCGCAGAAGAACGATTTGCACCCGACCATGAAGCCGGTGGAACTGGTGGAGCGGGCAATACGCAACTCCAGTCGCCCGGGTGATGTGGTGATGGATCCCTTCGGCGGGTCAGGCACCACGATGATCGCGGCGCACAAGTCAGGCCGCAAGGCGCGGCTGATCGAACTGGATCCGAAGTACGTCGATGTGATCGTGCGCCGCTGGCAAGACTACGCTGGGGCGCAAGCCACCCGGCAGTCCGATGGCGTGGCGTTCGACGCGCTATCAGTCGGTGCGGAACTCCGGCAGGAGGTCGCCGCTGGTGATGTCGGCATCGTAGCGGACGTGGGTGAATTCGCTGGGATCGTCAGCGAGGTAGACGCCGCCGACTGACTGGATCGCGACCCCGTACTTGCGGCTGAGCTTGGTCAGTTCTGCGATGAACGTCTCGTAGTTCGCTTCGAGTTGCTGGGTGGTGACGACGGCGGCCATGATGATCTCCTTACGCTGCTTCGGCTTCGAAGGACTCGTCGGTCACTTCGCAGTGGATCACGAAGCCGGTGAGGTAAGGCAGCCCCTTGGGGATGCCGAAGTCCTTGCTGGTCTGGCGGCCAATCGTCCAGCCCATCCACCGCGTTACTGCGGCGTCGATGGCTTGCTGGATCGTGTGGCCCCTGAGCATCTCGTTGAGGACGTCGTCGGCAAAGTGGCGTCCGTGGCGGCTGTCGAGGAACAGCCTGACCGATTCGAAGGGCTGGTAGGTGGCATCCGAGATCGCGGTCATCGCGATTGGCCAGGCGGCTTCGGCGTTGTCGTTCATCGTGCCAAAAAAACCCCAGGCTTCGTTCTGGGTGGCGGGGATGGTTTGCTGGGTGGTCATCGTTATCTCCTTCGGGTTGATCGTTGCGACACCCGTATGAACGCGCTGTTTGATTGTGAAGCCAAGCTATTTGTCGAACATTTTTGAATCATTTTCGCCGTCCATCTGATCGAGCAGACGTACTGCCTGGCAGTCTCCGGCAAGGGCAATCCGCAGGGTGCGAAGTGCTTCATCACGCGACACCTCGGGCCGACGGTTTTCAAGCAGCCAGCGAATCGATGATTCCTGGTCGTTGCCTGTGTTGGTGGGTTCCATCTGTCACTCCTCAAAAGTTGGGGGCTTACTTGCGACCCGTCACGGCGGCGAGCTTGCTGCGGGCAGACTCGGTTTGCCACCGGCAAGGGCATTTGCCGCACTTGGCTTCGGCGTCCCATCGCGCGAGGATCTCCGCCTCCGTCCAGCCCTTGGCGGTCAGGTAGGCATGGTCGTCGGCGTCGTAATTCGTGTGCAGATGGAGGGCGGTGTTGGTTTGCATGGTGATCTCCTTCGAGTTGATTGATGCGCTGTGCGTATGAACGCGCTGTTCAATCACGAAGCCAAGCTCTTTATGATGGAAGTTCAATTGGTGGGAGAATCATTGGTTTTCCAAGCCAAGGGAGCGACACCACTATGAATAAATCGGAACTGATCGAAGCACTGGCCACCAAGACTGAGGTCACCAAGGCGGCTGCCGGCAAGTCCATCGAGGCACTGCTCGAAATCATTACCGCGTCCGTGGCCAAAGGTGATGACGTTGCACTGATTGGCTTCGGTACCTTTAAGGCATCCAAGCGTGCAGCCCGTGCTGGCAAGAATCCCAAGACCGGCGAGGCTCTGAAGATTGCTGCGACAACGGTTCCGACCTTCAAGGCTGGTGCTGGCTTCAAAGCGGCTGTCGCTCCGAAGAAAAAAGCCAAAAAGTAATCCCATCTCCATTGGGATAGATCAGGGCGGTGCCGGGTGACTGGGCCGCCCTGATCGTTTTTGGCTCAAGCGATTCGGTAAGTACGCTCCCCGCCGTCGGCCTTGTCCGAGGTGAGGTTGAGCCCGAGTTTCTTTTTGAAGGCTCCGGCAAAGGTTCCGCGTACCGTGTGCGCCTGCCAACCCGTGGCGTCCATGATCTGCTGGATCGTCGCGCCCTCGGGGCGTTGCAACATTTGGATCACGGTGGCCTGCTTGCTGTTGTCGCGGGTGCGGGGTTTCCCCTCGACGCCGACCTTTATCAGTTGCTTGGCCGCTTCCTGTTTTTCTTGCGCCCAGTTGGCCTCAGCCGCCGACACGGCGGCCTCAACCTCCAGGTCGGGGTGAATGGCCGCCGGCGTCGGTCGTGCGCGCCCCAGGGCGTCGTAGCCCTCGGCCGCGACAAACCAGTCCTGGCCACCGTTGCTGGTGATCAGGGCTTTGTTGAACAAGCCGGCGATGACTTTTTGCCGGGCCCCGCCCTTGACCCCTTCCGGGAACCAGGTGAGGCGGCCATCCGGTTGATCGGCCGCGTGGGTCAGAACGTGGTGTTGGGTGTCGGTGAGTTTGCTTGTGGTGGTCATGTTGAGCTCCGTGTAAGTGGGGTGTGGTTCAGTCTTCGAGGACGATGCGCCCGTCCTGCGTGATCCAGAGGCGGGCATCTTCGGGGGTGGCCATCTCCCGCGTCTCGCGGCCAGTGGACATCCAGACGCCGTCCTTGCCCGTAAAGGTGTAGGTCTTGCCGTCATGGACGACCTCGACCGGTTTGCCCTGGTGAAACTCGACTTGGATGTCCATCCAGCCGCGCAGGTTATGGTTGGTGTCGATGACTTTGGCCTCGATGCTTTGTTTGCTGTTCATGCTGTCTTCCTCGTGTGTGGTGATGGTGATTGCATGAACGCGCTGTTCTGGAGGGAAGCCAAGCACTGAATCGCGTCGTTTAAAAGCTTCTGCGATCGGCTTGATGTACATCATGGGTCTGTCGATACGCGCCTACGCCCGCCATCGCGGCGTCTCTCATGTAGCGGTCAAAAAGGCGATCGATACCGGCCGCATTACGCCGGAGGCAGATGGCTCGATTGAACCCAATCGCGCCGATCTCGAATGGGCGCAGAACACCCTGGCGGCACGCAAGCCTGCCGCTGCAAAAACACCTTCGCCGGCAGCGGAACCAGTTCGCCCGGCGAGTGCTTCGGTTGAACCTGTCGCACCACCACTCTCTACTGGCGGCACCTCCTTGTTGCAGGCCAGGACCGTCAACGAGGTCGTCAAGGCGCAGACCAACAAGGTGCGCCTCGCCCAACTCAAGGGTGACCTCGTTGATCGGTCACAAGCCATCGCCCATGTGTTTCGCCTGGCCCGCACGGAACGTGATGCCTGGCTCAACTGGCCAGCCCGGATATCGGCCGAGATGGCTGCCAGATTGGAAGTCGATGCCCATGGACTGCACGTCGCACTGGAATCTGCCGTGCGCGATCACCTGATCGAACTCGGTGATATGCGGCCTCGGGTGGATTGATGGAACAGGAAGAGTACGAAGGCGCCCTCGATATCGAGCGTGCCTGGCGGGAGGGGCTCGTCCCAGATCCGCTGCTGTCGGTATCGGAATGGTCGGATCGGCATCGCATGCTGTCCTCCAAGGCATCGTCAGAACCGGGCCGCTGGCGCACCAGTCGCACCCCGTATCTGAAGGCGATCATGGATTGCCTGTCGCCGACCTCGCCGGTCGAGCGGGTGGTGTTCATGAAAGCCGCCCAATTGGGAGCAACCGAGATGGGCAGCAACTGGATCGGTTACGTAATTCATCACGCCCCGGGTCCGATGATGGCGGTCTGGCCGACCGTGGAAATGGCGAAGCGCAACTCGAAGCAACGGATTGATCCGCTGATCGATGAATCCTCGATCCTGCGTGAATTGATCGCACCGGCCAGGAGCCGCGACTCGGGCAACACGATTCTGGCGAAGGAGTTTCGCGGTGGCGTCCTAGTGATGACCGGCGCGAACAGCGCGGTCGGCCTGCGTTCGATGCCGGTGCGGTATCTCTTTCTCGACGAGGTTGATGGTTATCCGATTGACGTCGACGGCGAAGGCAGTGCCGTAGCGCTGGCCGAGGCCCGTACCCGGACATTTTCCCGGCGCAAGATCTTCATCGTATCGACGCCGACGATTGCCGGTGTTAGCACGATTGAGCGGGAATACGAGGCCAGTGATCAGCGCCGCTACTTTGTGCCTTGTCCGCACTGCGGTCACCGGCAGTGGCTGCGCTTCGAGCAACTGCGCTGGGAGCGTGGTGAGGATGGCAACTTCCCGGATACCGCTGCCTACGTATGCGAATCCTGTGAGGTGCCAATTCCCGAGCACCATAAAACATGGATGCTCGAACACGGCGAATGGCGGGCCATGGCCGACGGTGCCAGCCGCACTGCCGGCTTTCACTTGTCGAGTTTGTACAGCCCGATCGGCTGGCGCAGTTGGAAAGATGTCGCGGCTGCCTGGGAGAGTGCCATCAGTAAGGAAGCCGGATCCGCCGCTGCGATCAAGACCTTCAAGAACACCGAACTCGGGGAAACCTGGGTCGAGGAAGGCGAAGCGCCCGACTGGCAGCGCTTGCTGGAACGTCGCGAGGACTACAGGATCGGGACCATCCCGGTTGGTGGCCTGCTGCTCACCGCCGGTGCTGACGTGCAGAAGGATCGAATCGAAGTCTCGATCTGGGCCTTCGGTCGTGGCAAGGAATCCTGGCTGGTCGAGCACCGCGTGCTGATGGGCGATACGGCGCGCGACGAGGTTTGGAAATCACTGGCGAGCGTGCTGCGGGAAACCTGGACACATAAAACTGGCTGCCAGCTTGGACTGGGTCGTCTTGCCCTGGATACCGGCTTCGCGACGCAGGAAGCCTATGCGTTTGTCCGGGGAGTGCGCGACCCGCGTCTGATGGCCGTCAAAGGGGTGGCCCGGGGTGCCGCCCTGGTAGGCACTCCAACTGCGGTCGATGCAACGTCTGGCGGCAAAAAACTGCGCCGGGGTATCAAGGTGTTCTCAGTGGCTGGTGGCATCGCCAAGCTGGAGTTTTACAACAACCTGCGCAAGTCGCCGGAAGTGGCCGAGGACGGCATAACGATCCGTTACCCCGCTGGCTTCGTGCATCTACCCAAGGTGGATGCCGAGTTCTTGCAGCAACTGTGCGCCGAGCAGTTGATTACCCGGCGCGATCGGAACGGCTTCGCCATCCGCGAGTGGCAAAAGATGCGGGAACGCAATGAGGCACTGGACTGTTATGTCTATGCCCGGGCCGCTGCCGCCGCCTCCGGCCTCGATCGCTTCGAGGATCGGCACTGGCGCGAACTTGAACGACAACTCGGACTGTCTCCACCGGAGGTGGTCAATGAACAACCCGCCGAGGCCACCGATTCTGGTGGCCTTAGCGTTTCTGGAGCCAATCAACGACCAGCACGCCGCCTGATCCGCAGCCGTTGGCTTAACTGAGGATGACGCATGAGCCTGCAGTCGCAACTGAACAGCTTCGTGACGCGGGTTGCCGAGATGTTCCAGCAGGTCGAGTCCCGCACCGGCCCGTTGCACCAACTCAATACCTCAGCCAAGTCGGATCTGGTCACCGCGATCAACGAACTGGCTGCACGCGAGATCGGCAGCGGAGGCAGTGGCATTGCCTTCACGCACAGCCAGGTGTCGGCAGCGACGCCCTGGACGATCAACCACAACCTGGGGTTCCGACCCGCCGTGGCGATTCTCGATAGCGGCGGTAACGAAGTCGAGGCCGATGTCGTGCACACCGGTCCCAACCAACTGGTCATTCACTTCGCCATTCCGGTCGCCGGGGTGGCCCGACTCACCTAGTCACTTGTTACGTAGTCACAACACAGGAGAATCAAATGTCCCGCAAGCAACTCTCTGATCTCGATTTTGGCGGCGTTGCCCGCATCCGCAATCTGCCGGCCCCGGTGAATCCGGATGAACCGGTTCGCCAGCAGGATCTCAACTCTGCCGTCGAAGGTCTGGCGTGGAAAGATTCCTGTCGCGTTGCCAGCCAGGCCAACGTCAATCTGTCCTCGCCCGGCGCTTCCATTGATGGCATCACGCTGACTGTTGGCGATCGCGTGCTGGTCAAGGCACAGACGGTCGGCTCGGAGAACGGACTCTACATCTGGAACGGCGCGGCCGTCGCCATGACCCGCAGCCTCGATGCCTCGAGCAGCGGCGAACTGGAACAGGCGGTTGCCACCGTCGAGGAAGGTACCTCGGCCGGCACCAGTTGGCGGCAGTCGGTAGTCAATTTCATTCTTGATTCGGCTGATGTGACCTGGCTGCAATTCGGTACCGCAATCGGTGCGGCGTCAGAAACCAGTTCCGGCATTGCCGAGATTGCAACTCAATCCGAAACCGACGCTGGCACTGACGATCAGCGCACCATCACGCCGCTGAAACTCAATGCCTGGGCGAACAAGACCCGTCGCGCCCAAGCCACGATCGGCGACGGTAGCAGCACCCAGTTCGACGTCAATCACAACTTTGCCACCCGCGATGTCGTGGTTCAGGTCTATCAAGCCTCCGGCAACTACGAGCAGGTGACCTGCGATGTGAGTCTGCCTACGACCAACACGGCACGTCTGAACTTCGCTGCAGCGCCGGCGAGCAATGCCTACCGTGTCGTGGTGATGGGGTAATCAGTGAAGGATCTGTCCTATCGCGTGGTGCCTGTCGTCGCGGCGCTGCCTGCCGCGTCGACCGCTATCGCCGGGGTCGTTGTGCGCCTGTCGTCCGACAACCATCCGTACTGGTGCGATGGCACGGCATGGATAGATCTGGTGCCGGAGCCGCGTCTAACCACCGTTCGACTGGCCGCTGACGTCACTAACAACACGACGACACTGGCGAATGTCACCGGTCTGGCCATCGCCCTGGTAGCCAACAGCACCTATGCGATCGATGCGCGCGTGATGTTCCAGACGGCTGCGACCAATACCGGTCTCCGCCTCACGCAGACGGTACCAGGTGGCGCAACCCATGTCGCGCAATGGAACACACCGACGTCACTGACCGCAAGAACGCTGGCCAACCAGCGTGCCGCCGATACGGGAGCGGCAAGTACCGGCGTGGATGCCGCCAATGCCAACACGCTCGCGACCGGTTCCTTCCTGGTCATCACCGGGGCGACGGCCGGCACTCTTCAACTCCGCTTTGCCTCTGAAGTCGGTGGCTCCAACGCCGTGGTCAAGGCAGGCAGCAATCTGGTGGCGATCAAGGTCGCCTGACATCTATGGCCTACACAGAAGATCAACTGACTGCCCTTGAAGCCGCACTCGCCAAAGGCGAGAAGCGCGTGACCTTTGGCGACAAGACCGTCGAGTACCGCTCGGTCGAGGAACTAAAAGAGGCGATTCGTGCTGTCGAGCGTGGCTTGTCCACACAGGCGGCCAACACGGGCCTGATCCCTCCAGCCCCGCGACAGATCCGCGTCCTTACCGGCAAGGGGTTCTGATGGCCTGGCTCAAAAACATCCGTCGCCGCTTGTTCGGCGGAACCCCGCTCTATGACGGAGCCGGACAGGGTCGTCGCACGCTCTCGTGGGCAGTATCGAATCCGGGGGCCGTTGCAGCACTGGCCTACTCACAGGAAAGCTTGCGCGCCAAGAGCCGTGATCTGGTTCGACGCAATGCCTGGGCGGCGGCTGGCGTCGATGCCTTCGTCGCCAACGCGATCGGCACCGGCATCAAGCCGCAGAGCATGGTGGCGGATGCCGCGCAACGCGAAGCCATCCAGCGCCTGTGGTGGGACTGGTGCGAGTTTGCCGATGCCTCGAGTCTCACGGATTTCTATGGTCTGCAGGCACTGGCCTGCCGGGCCATGCTCGAAGGTGGCGAAGCCCTGGTGCGGCTGCGCTGGCGGCGTCCGGAAGATGGCCTACCGGTGGCTCTGCAGATTCAGGTGCTTGAAGCCGAGCATCTACCTATGGGAATGAATCGGGAACTGACCAACGGCAACGTGATCCGGGCCGGCATCGAGTTTGACCGGCTTGGTCGTCGTGTGGCCTACCACCTGTACCGCTCCCATCCGAACGATGGTGCTTTGGCGCCGATGTCGGGATCGGGTGGTCTCGACACGGTGCGCGTACCGGCCGACGAACTGATCCATCTGTTCCGGCCGCTGCGTCCCGGCCAGATTCGCGGGGAACCCTGGCTCGCCCGTGCCCTGGTCAAGCTCAACGAACTCGACCAGTACGACGATGCCGAACTGGTGCGCAAGAAAACCGCCGCCATGTTCGCCGGCTTCATCACGCGCATGAGCCCGGAGGACAACCTGCTCGGCGAAGGCTCGGCGGACGCCAACGGGGTCGCCCTTGCTGGTCTGGAGCCAGGCACGCTGCAAATCCTCGAGCCGGGAGAGGACATCAAGTTCTCGGCCCCGGCTGATGTCGGCAGTTCCTACTCCGAGTTCATGCGCCAGCAGTTCCGTGCCGTGGCCGCCGCGATGGGGATTACCTACGAGATGCTCACCGGGGATCTCACCCAGGTTAACTACTCCTCGATACGCGCCGGACTGTTGGAGTTTCGCCGTCGCTGCGAAGCCCTCCAGCATGGCGTGATCGTCCATCAGCTATGTCGACCAATCTGGCGAGCCTGGATGGATCAGGCCGCACTGGAAGGTGCGTTACCGCTGCCAGGCTACAGCCGACGCCAGCGCGAGTACCAGGCGGTCAAGTGGATTCCCCAGGGCTGGCAGTGGGTCGATCCGCAGAAGGAATTCAATGCCATGAAGCTGGCTATCCGGGCGGGCCTGATGAGCCGGTCGGAAGCCATTTCGGCCTATGGCTACGACGCCGAAGATGTCGATCGCGAGATTGCGACGGACAACCAGCGGGCCGACCAACTGGGGCTCGTCTTTGACTCGGACCCACGGCACGACAACGTGCCCAGTGTCCCGGTTGCCGAGACACCGGCTCGGCCTGACCCGGCAGATCCGGCAGAACCCGCCGACCAACCAACGGAGTAACCCATGCTGCCTCATCTTGCTTCCCGCCTGTTCGGGACGCCACTGCTCGTCCATCGCGCCAAACTGGACGTGATCCTGGCCGTGCTCGGCGACCGACTAAACATCCAACCGCCTGCCGCCGACTTAGCGCTGCCGGGACCACGCAAATTGCCCTCGGGAACCCCCGGCATTGCCGTCATCCCGGTGCATGGCACCCTAGTCAAACGCACCGCTGGCCTCGATGCGGCCTCGGGCCTCACCAGTTACACCGAGATCGCCGCCATGCTGGATTCCGCACTGGCCGATCCACAGGTCGCCGGCATCCTGCTCGATATCGACTCTCCGGGTGGCGAAGCGTCAGGCAGTTTTGAACTGGCGCGGCGAGTACGTGAGGCGTCCGCCGTCAAACCCGTGTGGGCCGTAGCCAATGATGCGGCCTACTCGGCAGCCTACGCCATCGGCTCAGCGGCCAACCGCCTCATCGTGTCCGAGACCGGTGGGGTCGGTTCCATCGGCGTGATTGCGCTGCACATCGATCAGTCGGTCAAGGATGCCAACGACGGCTACCGCTACACGGCAGTAACCGCAGGCACGCACAAGAACGACTTCTCGCCGCACCAGCCTCTGACCGATGAAGCGAAGGCCGAACTGCAGGCCGAGGTCGATCGGCTCTACGGACTGTTTGTCGACCACGTGGCCGCGATGCGCACCTTGGCCACCGATGACGTGTGCTCCACCGAAGCCGGTCTGTACTTCGGTGGCAATGCCATCGCCGCCGGACTGGCAGATGCAGTCGGCACCTTCGAGTCGGCCTTGACCGATTTCTCACTGTTTCTTAGCTCCCGAAGCCGCAAGTCGCCTCAGGCTCGGGCAGGCACTCGAACCGAGGCGGTCATTCCTTCAAAGGAGCATTCAATGCAAGACAACGAAACCCAGGTGGCCGAGATGATCGGCGTTGATCAAGCGGCAGTGATGATCGCCGAAGCCAAACGCGAAGTAACGCAGTCGGCACAAGCGATCGCCGAGTTGTGCTTGATCGCCGGCACGCCGGACAAAGCGGCCGAGTTCATCGCGGCTGGCAAAACCGAAGCCGAAGTGCGCCGGGTGCTGATCGAGGCCAGGGCGGCTCGCTCGGACGCGACACCGATTCAATCAACCATCCCAGCTGATGCCGGCACCCACGAGGTCTCCCGTCCGGAAGCCTCGCCGATCGTCAGCGCCGTCAAGAAACTCATTTCCAAGGAGTAAGCCATGCCTGTCATGACCCAAAGCAAAAACCTCGGTGACATCCTGAAGTACGAGGCCCCCAATCTGTACTCCCGCGAAGCCGCCGTTGTGGCTGCCGGCCAGAACCTCGGTATCGGCACCGTGCTCGGCCGTAAAACCGCTGACGGCAAGTTGCACGCTCTGGCGCCTGCTGCCAGCGACGGCACCGAAGCCGCTATCGGCGTATTGGCCACCGACACCGATGCCACGCTGATCGATCGTGAGGACGCCCTCTTGATTGCTCGCCACGCCATCGTCGCGCGTAACGGACTGATCTGGCCGGCAGGCATCACGGCACCGCAGAAGACTGCCGCCACGGCGCAGCTCACAGCCCTCGGCATCCTCGTGCGCGAATCTGCGTAATGCGGGCCTAACCCCACCTATCTGGAGATCCAAACATGCAAAATCCTTTCGACAATCCCGGCTTCGCGATGGCAAGTCTGACGGCAGCGATCAATATCCTGCCCAACCGTTATGGCCGCCTCGAGCAACTCAACCTATTTCCGGCCAAACCGGTACGCACCCGCCAGATCATCGTCGAGGAATACGCCGGCAAGCTGAACCTGCTGCCGACCCGTCCGATTGGCTCGCCCGGTACGGTCGGTGAGCGTGGTACCCGCAAGCTGCGCTCCTTCGTCATCCCCCACATCCCGCACGACGATGTGGTGCTGCCCGAAGAAGTCCAGGGCATCCGTGCCTTCGGTTCCGAAACGGAGATGGAAGCCATCTCGGGTGTGATGGCACGGCATCTTGAGACCATGCGTAACAAGCATGCGATCACCCTGGAGCATCTGCGCATGGGCGCCCTCAAGGGCCAGATCCTCGATGCCGACGGCAGCACCATCTACGACCTGTTCGGCGAATTCGGTCTGTCGCAGGAAACGGTCGGCTTCGATCTGGCCAATGCCAACAGCGACATCAAGGGGCATTGCTATGACTTGCTGACGGCAATCGAGGACAAGTTGCAAGGCGAGTTCATGACCGGTGTCCATGTGCTGTGTTCGCCAGAGTTCTTCCGTGCGCTCACCACGCACAAGGAGGTCAAGACCGCCTACACCAACTGGCAGCAGGGCATCATGCTCATCAGCGATGTGCGCTCCGGCTTTACCTATACCGGGGTGACCTTCGAGGAGTATCGCGGCCAAGCCTCCGACGGCAACGGCACCGTGCGCAAGTTCATCGCACCGGGAGAAGCCCATGCTTTCCCGCTCGGCACGGTCGACACCTTCGGCACCTATTTCGCGCCGGCCGACTTCAACGAGACGGTCAATACGCTGGGGCAGTCGCTGTACGCCAAGCAGGAGCCACGCAAGTTCGAGCGCGGTACCGATCTGCACACGCAGTCGAACCCGTTGCCGATGTGCCACCGTCCCGGCGTTCTGCTGAAACTGACCGCAGCGGCGTGATGGTCTCGCTGACAGACCTCTACGCGGCCGCCGGCCGGGCCGGGTTGCTGACGCCTGCGGTGATCGGGAGTACGGAAGTGCTGGTGGATTTCCGTGCTCCCGATGCCGAGGTGCTGGATGGCCTGGGCTTGAGTTCCGACTATGCGATTCGCTACCCGGCCAGCGACGTCATGCTGGACTCGGGGCACGAACTCGTCATCGGCGGTGTGAGCTATCGCGTCCGTGAGGTGCGACTGGTGGGCGATGGCTCGGAGGCTCGGGCAACACTCACGAGGTTGTCATGAATTCGCGGCGGGAGTTGTTGATCCGGGCGGTCATGGGTTGCTGCCAGACGGCCGTCGCACCAGCATCGGTGCTGCGGCAACCCACTACCGCGATTGCCCGTGACCAAACGCCGGTACTCATCCTTGTCATCGTCTCGGACGCACCGGTCAAGCGCAGTAACGACCGGATGGAACGTGAACTGGTGATCCGTCTAACCGGATACGCCCGCGACCCGACCGATGGCTATGCCGTGGCCGACGATCTGTTGTGCCGTGCGCATCTGGCGCTGCTGACAGACACCACGCTCGGCGGACTCGCCTTGAGTCTGGCCGAGATGGAGGCGGACTACCAGGCTGAAGACGCCGACGTCGAAGCCATTGCCATCCCGGCGTTCTATCGCATCACCTACCGAACCCTCGTTTCAGACATTTCTCAAGGAGGCTGAGATGCCCAACCTACGACTCAAAGTCACCCACACCCATGCCGGTGTGGCCTATCCCCCCGGTCATGTCATCGACGTCGATGACCACACAGCCCGTTGGCTCACCGAACGCGATATCGGTACTCCTGCCAACAGCGACCCCGTGCCCGTTGCCGATCCGGTGGAGCCTATCAAACCCCGTTCCGCTAAGACCCCCAAGGAGTAATTCACCATGTCCTACTACGCAAGCTTCCAAGGCCGGGTCTATCTCGGCGAACGCAACGTCAATGGCGAACCGATCAATGTTCGCACGCCGGGCAACGTGGCTGATCTGTCCTTATCGCTCAAGACGGACGTCATCGAGCACTACGAAAGCCAGACCGGCCAGCGCGCCGTCGATCTGCGCCTGGTGAAACAGAAGTCCGCCACCGTCGCACTGACCATCGAAGAATTCACCAAAGAAAACCTCGCCCTGGCCCTTTACGGCAATCACGAAACTGGCACGGGCGGCAGCGTCACCAACGAAACCATCGGCGGTGCCACCCCGGTGGTTGGCGACCGCTACTTCCTCGCCCATCCCAAGGTCTCGGCCTTGTCGATTGTCGATTCAGCGGGCACGCCGGCCACCCTGACGCTGGGCACGCACTACACGGCGGACGTGGATTTCGGTGCCATCCAGTTCCTTGATGTGACGGGTCTGACGGCTCCTTTCAAGGCCAGCTACACCTACGGTGCAGTGACCGAGATCGGCATCTTCACGCAGCCCTTACCGGAACGCTTCCTGCGTCTCGAAGGCGTCAATACGGCGGCCAGCAATGCCAAGGTGCTGATCGAGTTGTACCGCGTCGCCTTCGATCCTCTGAAGAAGTTCGACATCATCTCGAACGATCTCAACAAGTTCGAAATGGAAGGCTCTCTGCTGGCGGATTCGTCCAAACCATACGACGCGGTGCTCGGCCAGTTTGGTCGCATCGTCCAGTTGGGTTAAGCGCCATGACAGAAAATACCCTCGCAGCGCTGCCGCCCGTACCTGAGCCGCTGGTCATTGCCGGCGAAACCCTGGAAATCAGCCCACTCAAGGTCGGCGAACTGCCGGCCTTCGCCCGGGCGGTTCGTTCTATCGCCAGCAAAGTCACGTCCGATCCGGACTGGCTGCGTTTGCTCTCGGAAGATGGTGAATCGGTCATTCTGGCACTCGCCATTGCCTGTCGGCGTCCGCCCGACTGGGTGGCCGCGCTGGCGATCGATGAGGCCATTCGTCTGGCCGAAGCAATCTTCGGGGCCAATGCCGATTTTTTTATCCAGCGCGTGGTCCCGGAAATCACCCGGGTGAGTCAGCAAATCACGACGGTGATCCCTGGGGCGATGCCATCACCCGGCTCCTCGGGGCCGGACATCACTACGCCGACCTCCTGAACTACACGCTGGCTCAGGTCAGCGCATTCCTCGCAGCCGCAGATCGGGCTGACCGGGTCCAACTCGCAGCCCACTTTGCCTTGCTGGTGACAGCCACCCACGGCGGCAGTGCCGAGATCAAGTCCTTGCTCAAGGAACTCAACCCATGAAGCTATCGCTGACCACCTCCGGATTACTCGATCCGAAGCGGCTCGATAGCTGGATCCCCGAGAAACGCCGGGCGATCCGCAAGGCGGTGGAAGCCGGCATGAAGTCCGCTGGCAAGGAGATCGCGCAAACCGTGCAGTCGCGCATGCAAGCCGCTTTCAAGGTCAGGAAGGTCGGCTTCGTCAGGTCAATGCGGCACAAGCTCTACGCTGGCAGCCCGGAGAAGTTTCCGGCACTGCTGATCGGCTCGAAGATTCCCTGGCTCGGCATTCATATGCGGGGCGGCACGATTGCTGGCCGGATGCTGATTCCCTTGCTGCCGGAACATCAGCGTCTGGGTCGCAAAGCCTTCCGCCGCGTGATCGATGGCCTGATGCGCACCGGTAACGCCTTCTTCATCCAGAAGAACGGCAAGGTGATCCTGATGGCGGAAGTCATCAAAGAAAACACCGCCGAACTGCGCCGCTTCAAACGGGCCGAGCGTGGTCGTACCGGTGCCAAGTCCATCAAACGTGGCCAGGAGATTCCGATTGCCGTGCTGGTCCCAACGGTCACCTTGCGTGGCCGGCTGGATCTGCCCGGTATTGTCCGTTCACAACTACCGAAATTGTCCGCCTCCATCCTTCAGCAGTTGAACACCCATGGCCTCTGACCGCGCCCAGATCCTGATTACTGCCGTTGACCAGACCCGGTCGGCGCTCGCCCAGGTCAAGGCCAATCTCGAGGGTCTCTCGTCGGCCGCCAGCAAGGTCAATGGCGTGCTGGCCGGACTGGGTGCGGCGCTGTCGCTCGGCGCCCTGGTCGCTGCCGGCAAGGCCGCGCTGGATACCGCTGACAATCTCTCCAAGCTGTCGCAGAAGACCGGGATCTCGGTCGAATCGCTGTCGCTCCTGAAGCCCATCGCCGAGCAATCGGGTGTGTCGCTGGAGGGACTGGCGAAGGGCATGCAGAAACTGGCGACCGCGATGGTCGCGGCGGCCGGTGGCTCCAAGGAACAAATCGAAGTCTTCAGCCGGCTCGGCGTGTCAGTCAAGGATGCTGCCGGGCAACTGCGTCCGACCGAAGATGTGCTGCTCGATCTGGCCGATGCCTTTGCCGCCATGCCGGATGGTGCCGAGAAATCGGCACTTGCGGTGAAGCTCTTCGGCAAAAGTGGTGTCGAGCTGATTCCGTTCCTCAACCAAGGGCGGGCCGGCATCGAGGAACTTAAGCAGAAGTTCAAGGAACTCGGCCTTGAGATCAGCGGCGACACCGCCAAGGCCGCCGAGAAGTTCAACGACACGCTCGACACGGTCAAGCAGGCACTGTCAGCCATCGCCATGAAGGTCGCCGAGGCGGCGTTGCCGGCCTTGCAGTCTCTGGCTGATGGCCTTGTGAAGATCGCCAGTCACGGCGAAGAAATCATGACCGTGCTGCGCGTGCTGGGTGAAGTGATCGTCACGGTGCTGGCCGTGCGCGGTGTGGCGGCGGTCGCGGCACTGGGTGGCGTGATAACGGCGCTGAAGGCCGTCCTGATGCGCTTTCTGCCGGTGCTGGCTGCCGTGGCCGTCTGGGAGATGGGCCGGGGCATCCTCAAGATGGTCGAGGACATCCGGGCGACCAACAAGGCCATCGACGATCTGAATCGGCAACGTCAGCAGTTGCAACAACTGACGGCGGCGATGGAAGAACTGGCCAATACCGGCACCTTGAGCGTCAAAACCCAGATGATGCTGGCGGCACAAGCCGCCGAACGCCTGAAGTCGTCACTCCCGGCCACGGCCGATGCACTGCGCGCGATTCAGGGGGCAGCTACTCAGGCTGGCGAAGCGATCCGGCAGGCACTCGAGGCCGAAACCAAGAAGGCGGCAGAGACAGTCAAGCAACTCTCGGCCAGCTACAAGCAGGTCGCCGCCGATATCAAGGCGATCTGGGATGCCCGCGTCAGTGAGATCGAAGCGAACTACAAGCGGCAGGAAGCGGCGGCGCAGAATGCGGCTCGCTCAGAGTCGGCAGCGATTCGCGAGTCGGCACAGAATCTTCTGACCGCCGAACGCGAAAAGCTCGCAGCCGTCGAGGCGGGTGCGAAGCAGATGGAGTCGGCCTGGAAGGCCTCCTATGGGCAGGCCGTGGCACTGGCCCGTGCCGCCGGTCAGGATGTGCAGGCGATCGAGCGGCAAGCGGTTGAAGCACGCATCGCCATCTACAGCCAATTGGAGTCGGCCTACCGCGCCACCGTCGACCGGTTGATTGCGGAGGAGCAGCGCCACCTGCAGGCGGCCAAGGCAGCCGATGAAGCCCGGCTCAACCTGCGCATGTCGGTTGAAGACCGCATTCGCGAACTATCCCGCAAGGGCATGGACGAGTACGCGGCCTATCAGGACCGGCTGCGCCAGATCGACGAGAAGCAGGCACAAGCCCGTGCCGCGCTCGCGGCAGGCAACTACGACCAGGCCAAGAAACTCGCCGAGGAAGCGATCTCCCTGGCCGAACGCACCGCCTCTGCCGTAACCAAGCAGGTCGAGCAGAACGGCAAGACGGTCACCCAGACCGTGGTGTCAGAAGGCCAGGCTGCCGCAACTGCCATTGGTGAAATCAAGGAGGCCGCCGGCATTGCCGATGCGGCGCTCAAAGGTTTGGGTGATGCGCACAAGCAGGCCGCCACGGCTGCCGGACAGGGGGCTGACGAAGCCAAGCGTGCGCTGGCGTCTGTGTCCGATGAGCTCGACAAACTGCGCCAGCAACTGCTCGCTCAGGACAAACTCAAACTCGACGTCGACATCGAAGCCGCCAAGACCGGCATCGAGAAAATCAAGGCGCTGACCGAGGCACTGGAACTGGTGGCGAAGATCCAGGCCGATACCAAGGAAGCTCAAGCCTCCCTGGAAAAGCTCAAGTCCGACGCCGACAATCTGGAACTGCTGGCCAAGGTCGAAGCCGACACCAGCAAGGCAATCGCGGACATCGATCAACTCAAAAGCACGCTGGCCAGCGCCAAGGTCGACATTCCGGCCACCGTCTCCTTCGATCAACCCCGCCAGCAACTGGCGTCGTTTGCGCAGGATGCCAAGACGGTCTTGTCGGCCCCGACCTCGGCCACGCACACCGTCCAGCCGGATCTCAACCAGTACCGGGCGGCGGTGTCGGAACTGCTGCGGCCGACGTCGAGCAACCACACGATCTACGTCACCAAGGTCTATACCAATGCCCAAGGTGGCCTGATCCAGAAACTGGCCGAGGGTGGTCAAGCGATCGCGACAGGCTTTCGCCGCATGACCGGGCGAATTACCGGGCCCGGTACGGAGACCTCTGACTCGGTACCGGCTTTGCTGTCGCATGGTGAATTCGTCATCCGTGCCGCCAGCGTGCGCAAATTTGGCGAGAGTTTCTTTGCGTCGCTCAATGCAGGCTTCCTTCCGCCTGTTCCCAACGTGGCGCGTTTCGCGCTGGGTGGCGCGGTGGGAAATACGGTCAGCCAGGTAGCCATGATGGCGGGTGACTCGGGAGAGCCGACCCGGGATGTGATTGATCTGCGCTTCAACGTCGGTGGCAAGACGCACACCGTGCAGTCCTCGCGCCAGACGGCCATGCAGTTGGCGCAGGCCCTGCGCGAACTGTCGCGGGGGGCGTGATGCAAGCCCCGGATAAGGAAGCATCGACTGAAGTCCCGGTTACGTCTGGCGGCCCGGTACGCGCCCTCCTGAAAGAGGGCCTCAAACTCAACTACTTCGTCTGTACCTGGACCGATGCGCAAGATGAAGTGCATCGCCAGCGGCCCTGCGACTGGTGGATCTTTGACTGGCCGAGTACCGACTATTACTGGCTGTTCGGCAACTACTACTGGTGGATGCAGCCGATGCCGGCTCATAGTCCGCTGGCCCGGCGCTATTACGACCAGGTCACCGCCGAACTGAATAACACGATCAGTCAGTCCGTCGGTAGTTGTGAAGCACGACGCTATGTCACCGACACGCCTACGCCGGGACTCAGTATCCGGGTAGCGTCACGGCTGGATGGCGGCGCACTGGGCTATGCCGACGCGAGTGGAAATTCCGGCCTTGCCGCACGTTTGAACGTGCCGTTCAATCCGAATAGCGGTTCAGGCAGCAACAACAACGATCCCTATGCCTGCACCGGCAGCACCGGTGGTGGTTCGGGTGGAGGTGGCACGGGTGGTGGAGGTGGCGGATCCGGTGGTGGTGGTTCAGGGGGTGGTACGCCACCCCTGGTACCGCTCGAACTCTTCATGGAGCCGATCGACTTCGGCTACGTGATTCACGGGCCTGGCGGCGGCAACTTCCGCTGGGAATGGCGCGATCAGCCGAATCCCCTGCCGGCAGGCGATCCGTACTTCATCCACTACGAGCGCACCCTGCGCTTTACCGGTGGCAACGGCTATGAGTTCCTTGGCGGCCTGCATCTGGTCATCGACAAACTGGCTGATCTTTGGGTGCGGTTCCAGCAGCGGCCCATTCCGCCGGCACTGGCTAATCGCATCGATCCGGCTCAGCCGCTGCGCTACGAGGTCTCGAAAGGTGGTGGCTTCTTCAATATCGCTGCGGCCATCGAAGTCCTGCACATCGAGTCGGGCCAGATCTACAGCACCAGCGTACATGGTAACTACGCGCCCGGGTATATGCCGGGCTACGGCTGGTGGCCCAATGGCAGCGGCTGGGAGAACATGTCGCCCGACGCTGGCGGTGTCATCCGGCATTACAACGTCGATTGGTTTTACTGGATCAACACGCTGGATCCGGGTGCCATCGGACTGCCGACGACCGGCACCTACCGGATGCGCTACATCCTGCTGGCGTATGGCTATCAGACCTACTCGCGTCAGGTAACCAGCAATGCGCTCGGTCTCAGCGGCGACACACGCATGACGTGGAAGTCGCTTTGGCTTTCGCACATGCCGAGTTTGATTGGCTATACCCCGGGCATGACCGACGGCATCATCCCGCCGTTCGAATACACCTACACGCGCAGCCCGGTACTCACCAATGGCATCGTCTTCGATGCGGTGTTCGACATGAAGAACATCACAACCTTCCGCTGTGTGCTGAAGGTCGGCAACAACCACGACTTCGCCATCGGTGTCGTCGTCCAGGCGTCCGGCTGGCAATGCTGGGTCCATCTGGAACCGGGCGAAGTGAAGTATCTGGCCGGTGCCGTATCGATTTCCGGGATGGCGAACTGGAATGCCTACCCATTGCATCCTTTGAGCACGTACTACGGCTGGAATGGCAACTGGGGCAGCAGTTACATCAGCATGTACAACGGCCAGTGCAATATTTCCTTCAGCCTGTTTCTGACGGCACCTACGGCACCCGAGACCACGCCGACGAATCTGCCCGCGAAAAAAGCCACACAGCGCTGGTATTGGAATCTGGCGGATTGGGGACCGCAGTACGAAACGGAATGGGGGGCGATCAAGAAGTTCGCCACGGATGGCCGCTACGACTACGAATACGTCCTGAGTCAATTCAATCTGTCAGCCAATGCGCTGGCATCGATCAACCGTTCGATCACCAAGCCGAGTTACCAGACGCCGATCAACCCGGCGACGTATTTCTTCACGGGTTACAACACCGATATGTACGACTGGTCGAACCCCTGGCACAAGCGGCCGTGGCCCGGATACTCGGGATGGGGCAGCCTGTCAGCCCCGATAAAGATCAATGGTGAGCAGCAGATTTGGAACGGCTCGCAACTTGTCTGGGTGCCGGTCAGTGAAATCACGATTTCGCTGACCCGCGTCATGATGCAGCAAGTGGCTGCTTTGCTCGGCGTGACGGAATACTGCGTCATGGACGGCGACGATATCCGGTGGTTCGTGCCGCACCCGACCACCGGGGCCTGGCACAACGTGTTGTGGATCGACCGCTTCTATACACGCGGCGGCACGATGCTCGACCAGACGGCGATGCGCAACGCGTTTCAGACCGTGATCGCCAACAACGCCGGCAACTGGTCGAACTACCGCAACATCGTCATTCATCCCTCGGTGCGCTTCGGCAGCTTTCTGGACAACGGCGGCTTCGAGGTCGGTGACTACCTTCTTGGCGAAAACGCTGAGTTCACCGAGGTATCGAGTCTGTCGGCGCTGAGTTCGGTCAGCACCAAGTTCCTGTACCACATCGCCACTACCTTCCAGTAGCTGCCCAGGCAGCCGAGGACACTCGCCATGATTACTTTGGACGGCATTGCCTTGCCGGCAGGACTCCTATGGTCCGATGAATTCGCCATCGCCCGCGTGGCCCAGACGGTGCGCCGCACCCTCGATGGTTCGGTGGTGGTGTTTTACGGCGGATTGCGCGCTGGTTTGCCGATCACCCTGGAGTCCGAACCGGATGCCGGCTGGCTGACCCGAACGCAGATCGAGGCGCTGGCCTTGCGGGCTGCGAGCCCCGGCGGCGTCTACCCGCTTGTCCTGCGCGGCCAGACCTGGACGGTGATGTTCCGCCACCAGGACGCGCCGGCCTTCGAGGCCAAGCCGCTGGTGTCGGTGGCCAATCCCCAAGCCGGCGACTTCTACATCGCCACTTTGAAACTCATGACTGTCTAGGAGTTAAACCATGCCCATACTCGACAACGAAATCGTCTGGCGACCTGCTGCCCTGATGTCGGACGTGATGCCCACCCAGAACGGTGGCCGGATGAGCTTTGCCCAACTGGTGTCGGGCGTGAAGAACAATCTGTTCCCCGACGTCTCGCAATCCGAGCGGCTGGCCGGCGCGGTGAAGTGGCGCAAGGCCTTCATTCACATCAATAGCGCGCAGGACACGGCGCTGCTGAATGCCCGGTTGTTTCTCGATGCGCTGACGCCCGCAGGGGACTTCGTGACCTTCCATCCGGGAACCCAGACCGATACTGAGGATCAGGTGGGGAGCCGTCCCTATGGCATCGGGACGCTGCATGCGGATGCCGGTGGCGGTGCCACGCAGATTCAGGTGGCCTGTGAGAACAACAGCCAGTACACGAGCCTGCAACCGTTTCGCACGGGTGATCTGGTGCGCATCTCGGATCGACCCAGCACCGGCGGTGCCGGCAACGAGGAATGGGTGCAACTGACCAACGTGGTCTATGCGGCGGACTTTGCCACGCTCGATCTGGCCACGCCGCTCGCCAATGGCTATGCGACGGCCAATACTCTGGTATCCACTGTCTATGAGCAGGCCAGTGTCGTCGCGGTTGGGAACAACTTTGCCCTGACCAGCGGGACCGGAACATTTGACTCGGCGACCGTTGGCAACTTCGTGGCGCACAACAAGGGTGCCATCGATGAACACTGGACGCTGTCCTTCTTCAGCGACACCGGTTTCACGGTTTCCGGCGTCGTGGTGGGCGGTCTGCCCGAAGGCGGTTCCACCACGGCCGACTTCATGCCGATCAACCCGGTCACTGGCACGCCTTATTTCACGCTCAAGGCATCGGCCTGGGCAGGCACTTTTCAGGGCGGCAATCAGGCCATGTTCGATACAACGCCGGCCGCGAGCCCGATCTGGTATCGCCGCCAGGTGCCGGCAGGAACTTTCAGTCTGGCCAACGACTATGCCTCGCTGGCGATCCATGGGGAGAGTGCGTGATGGCACGCCTCGGCCTTAAAAAAACCTATCTGAACGGCAGCTTCGACAAAGCCGCTGTCGAAGCCTTGTACGGCCATCTGCGAAACATGGTGGTCGACGCCGGCTTCGAAGTGGCCTTCGAGATTCCCACCGCCATTGACTTCCTGCGCATGGGCTCGCCCGCAGGAACGGCGAACGATGATGTGCCGCATTGGGCCTTCGAGTACGTCGATCAGGGCAGCTATGGTGAGATCCGGGCCTACTCGGTCTACGGCAATCATTACCTGGACGCGGCCGCCTACAAGCACGACTACACCATCGTCAATTCTGGCTGGGTCAATGAGGAAATCACACTCTGGTTTGCCTGCGATGGTGCAGCCGGCTGGTGGTGGTTGCATGCAACCCAGGTCGATACGAACAGCGCCACCGGTGTGTCGATGCGCTTTGCCGTGGCGGGTACCACCTCCCGCCGCTACCCCGCCGATATGCACCAGGGCCTCTGCTCCCGGTATGGCATATGGGATGCGTGGGGAGACTGGGAGCCGGCCTACTCGATCACTGAGGAAGGACTCGTCGAACTGCAACCCTGGACCGGTACATGGTCACCGTTTGGCGAGGGCTGGACCTTCAATGGCAAGCGCCATGCCGGTTCGCCCCTGCCCAAGATGGCCGTGCCGCAGTTCCCTAACCGGGATGGCGACATCAGTGCCTGCATCCTCGGCGAGTTCAACGAGATCCTGGTCCTGACTGATGGCTACGCACAGGAGGAGATGGTGATTCCCGGCTGGGTGGCGATGACGGGTGATGACAACGACCAGCCTTATGCCGTGCCGGCTCCGGTTAGTTTCACGGTGCTATGACGCACGGCATTTCCCTGGCTATTGCACTGGGCGCAGGCCTCTTTGCCGATTCTGGACCGACGATCCTCAAACAGCGCTTCAGCACCAACTGGGGCAAGACCGAGGTGTTCGTTCGCAATGCCTCGCACTGGGATTTGACCCGGGAGCGCGCCTGGCAGCACACCGAAGGCTGGTCGATTCGCTTTGCCTCGAATCATGTCGCCCCCTATGGCTTGCGCCTGGAAGGTGGCCACCGTGTGTTGTATGGGGATCTACGGCTCCATCGCCGGCAGCTGGCGCTGGCCTATGGTGACGCGCACCTCACGCGCGCGCAGCATCGGATCGTCTATACCGATCTCGGACGCTGCCGGAAATCTTTCCGGACGACGTACTGGCTGACCCAGCGCGTGGATGTCGCGCATCAGTTGGCCTATGCCGTGACCAATGTCGATCCTGTGACGAAGCGGCTGACGGCCTCCTGGTCATTGCTTGAAGGCGCGCGTCTGCAGGCGGTGATGAATAGTCCGGAATTGATCTGGTCGGGACAGCGGATCCGTATCGTCCAGGCCACGCTCTCGTGCGACGAGGAAAGCCCGGTCTGGATTGCCCAAATCGAAGTGGCCGCTGTCGCTGACTTTGCGCTGATCGCGATTGGCGACACCATCACCCTGACGCTCGGTCTGGAAACCTTTGTCCTGGTCATCGATGGCAAGACCCTGTCGCGTGAGAGCATCGACAATCAGCGCTGCAACCTGACGGCGGTATCGCCGCTGGCCTTGCTCGATGCCCCGTTCGCCGGCACGACGCGTTACTACGCGGCGTCAGCCATCGCGGCCGAAACCGCTGTCGAGAACCTGATCGGTGCAGTCGATTGGCAACTGCCGGGCTGGGTCATCCCCGCCGGCCGACTTCTTCTGGAAAACGTTACCCCACTGGCCGCCGCCCGAAACATCGTCGCGGCCATCGGCGGCATCATCGAAAGCAATCCCGAGGGCTCGGTGGTGTGCCGACGCCGTCATCCGATCAGCATCCCGCAGTACGGTTTAGCGATTCCTGCCGGCAGCCTGTTCGACGCCGATGTGATCTCGGTGCGCTCGCAGATTGCGCCGATGCGCGGCTACAACCGGGTCACGATCGCCAACGAAGAAGGGGCGACCGGTTCGGTGTCCGACCGCATCGAGTTTGTGGCTGACTCCGACGACCGGTATCGCGGCGTGGTGCGCGCGTATTTGTCGCTGTCGCGGCCGGTGGTGTTGGTGCATACCGGCCACGCCAGCACGGTGGTCGCCAGCATGGGCGCGGTGACGCGCACGGAATCCGAGACGGTGGAGTTCATCGAGGGGCAGTCCAGTACGCGCTATCCGGTCACTGCCATCTCCAGCAGTGTCTGGCAACACAGCGCTTTGGGGGCGGTCGTTGCCGATGGCCAGACTCTGGTGGCCGCCACGCCCGGTTACAGCCTGCTGCGCATCACCTATACGACGACATCGCTCGACTGGCGCGTCGCACTTCCGGTCGATGAGGAAGTGCAGTTCGTTCTGGTCGACGCCTGATCACCTTGCACTGAAGAGGAAAACCCATGGCCAATGCCACCATTCGTGTCCAGTTTGGCAACCCGGACGGGTCCGAGGCTGCCGGCCACCTGTCGGCCGAGATCGATACCCGGCCCGGTGGTCTGAACGGCGGACGTACCTCCTTCAACCCGGGCGAGACGGCCTACATCCTGGTCTACAAGTCCGACAACGTCAGCATTACCGACACCATCTGCTCGGCCGGGTCACTCTCCGGCCAAGGGTCGGCGATGGTTAGCGTGACCGAGGAAATCATGTTCGAGGATGCTGATACCGCGAATCTGGGTAAGCCGGCACGTACCGGCCTCGCGCAGACCGTCTGGTACGGCCGCAGCCTGGGCAGTCTGTCACTCCAGTCGGACAAGGTGACGGTGAAGGCGGCCGCCAAGGGCGTGGGCGTTGCCAAGGTCACTTACGACGCTCTGGCCCAGGTCTATGCGTTGTCCTCGCCCTCGACACTCAATGGCGAGTCTGACTTCTCGATCCTGGCCCTGATCAAGGGGACGGCAGCGTGATTATCGAGGTGTATCGCCATGATGGCGCACGCGAGGGCTCGCCCATCGTCGAGCCATTGTTGGCTGACGATGCCTTGATTCATCGGGGCACGGCGGAGATGGATGCCAATGCCCATGCCTTCAACCAGATCGACATGGCCGTGGTGTTCCGGCCAGGCTTCCGGTTGGGCCAGATCATCGAGGCCACGGATCCATCGACCGCCAGACCCTACCGGGCCAAGGTAACCGGCATCCAGATCACGGTTTCCGAAGCGGCCATCGACGCCAACCTGACGCTGGAGCAGCCGCGATGACGTTTCCACTGAAGGCACTGACACAACTGCTGACTCCCGAATCCTCCGTGCTTGGGTCGGTGGTGGGCATCGAGGGCAGTCTGATCCGTGTCGCGACCGCCCGTGGGGCCGTCATGGCGCGCACCGTCGATACGCTGGCGGTAGGAGACCGGGTGCAGGTTCGCAATGGCATGGCCACCCGATCGCCGGTGGCGCGGCAGATATATCCCGTTTGAGGAGGATGCAATGGCAACACACGAAACGTTTTTGGAACGCATGCAGCCGGTACTCGATGCAATGCCCGAGGGCCCCGATAAAGAAAAGCTGCTGGCCCTGATCAAATCGCAGGACACCGTCGAACGGACGGATGTGCCGCCAAAGGATCGCGCCCGGGCGCTGCGCCGGCTGACGCAGATCGACAGCACGGTCAATGCGAGTAACCGAACACCTGGTCATGGCCGAGGTCGGGGGCGACCGGCCTAACCGGTGTTCATTTCAACCCTGCGAGCCCACCCACGAGGTGGGCTTCGTATTTCTGGAGGACGGACAACATGGAAGCAACCCAAGTGGAGCGGCGAAAGATGGTGACGCTGCCGCAGGAGGAGTTTGAGGAAATTCTGGAGCGCGCCGCCGAGCGCGGGGCTCGGCATGCACTGCATGAGGTTGGCCTGGATGGCGAGGATGCAGCACACGACATTCGAGAACTGCGCAATCTGCTCGATGCCTTCAACGAGGCCAAGAAAACCGCCGGCCTCACCATCATCAAGATGCTGGTGACAGGAATGGTGATGGCCTTGTTGGCCGGCGCTTTTGTGAAACTCAAGTTGTTCGGAGGCCAACCATGATCGAGACGTTGCTCGGTGGTCTCCTCGGCGGGGCGTTCCGGCTTGCCCCGGAGGTTTTGAAGTGGATGGATCGTAATGGCGAGCGCAGTCACGAACTGTCTATGCAAGACAAGGCACTGGAGTTCGAGAAATTGCGTGGCGCGCAGCGCATGTCCGAGATCGGGGCCAATGCGGACGCGGCCTGGAACACCGGCGCTATCGATGCGCTGAAGGAAGCAGTTGCGGCACAAGGCCAACGCTCGGGAGTGCGCTGGGCCGATGCGCTGTCGATAAGCGTCAGACCGGTGATCACCTATTGGTTCATGTTGCTCTATTGCGCCGCCAAAACCGCCGCCTTCGTCGCTGCCGTCACTGCCGGTGCTGGTTGGGGCACGGCGGTCCTGCACGCTTGGACGGAAGCCGATCAGGCGCTGTGGGCTGGCGTGCTGAACTTCTGGTTCCTCGGGCGCGTGTTTGACCGAGTGCGGTCGTGATCGAGGTACCGAAAACGGCCATCGAGCTCGCCAAGCGCTTCGAGGGATTCGAACGCAAGGTGAAGCGCGGCACGGAAATCACCGCCGTCCCCTACGTTTGCCCTGCAGGCTTCTGGACGATCGGGTACGGCCATCTGTGCGACCCGAAGCATCCGCCAATCACCGAGGCCGAAGCCGAGGTCTATCTGGCGCGCGACCTCCAATCGGCGCTCACCGCAACCCTGCGCTACTGCCCGGTGCTGGCCACCGAGTTGGAGGGGCGGTTCGCTGCCATCATCGACTTCACTTTCAACCTCGGTGCCGGTCGATTGCAGACCTCGACGCTGCGGCGACGAATCAACCAGCGAGATTGGTCGAGCGCAGCCCAAGAGCTACGCCGATGGATCTACGGCAGCGGAAAAGTGCTGCCGGGTCTTGTCACGCGACGGGAGGCGGAGGCCGCTTGGCTGCTCCGCAACGAATGATCCCAAACCGCGCGGAAGAGCTTGGCTTCAGGACCGAACAGCGCGTTCATGTCATCTACTGCAACGGAGGAATGAATG